CCATCAAGAAGATGGAAATGGACAACAGCAACAAGAAGTTCAACGCCGAATTCATGGCCAAGCACCTGATGGGCCATGAGCAGATCGCCGGTTCCGCCACCCAGTGAGCGAGGACCGGATTGATGTCCACAGTGAAACGTGGGCCGTAGTACAGCAACACGCGAACGACCGCATCGAGGAATTACGGGTGACGATTGAAAACCCGCTGACACCCGATCCGGTACGCCGCGACTGTGTGATGCGCCTTGCCGAAGTCCGCGCCGTGCTGAGTCTCCCGACGCCGATCAAAGCAATGCCCGTCGCCACTCCCGTTCAATACTAGGAGCATTACATGACGACGGCAAATACGCCCTCGACAGAGGAAGTTGTACCCGCAGCAGACGCAACACCGGTAGTTGATGCAGACGAAGCGGCCTGGAATGCCGAAGTCGCAAGACGGGAAGCGGTCGCCGCCGGCGAGGATCCGCCACCCGAAGTAAAGGAAACACCCCAAACCCCCGAACCCCAGCCCAGTGCTGGGGTTCCTGCTTCTGCGGCACCGAACGCCGCCGAAGCGCCCAAGCCATCCGTCGATGACGTGCTGGCGAAGATTCCCGAGTCCGAACGGGCCGCGGTCAAGGCCATGCTCGACGCTGAAAAGACCGAGCGCGAGCGCATCGCCGCCGAACGTCAGGAATTGGAACACAAGTTTCGCTCCGCGCAGGGACGCATTACTGCGATGGAAAAGAAAGGGGCCGCGCCTGGCGCCGCCCAACAGCCCTCCAAACGACCGCCCGACGCGCAGTTGGAAGCGCGCCGCAAGCAGTTCAAGGAGGACTACCCCGAAGTGGCCGAAATGATCGACTCGCTCCGCGAAGAACTGTCCGCAAACACCTTGCCGGCAGACTCCAAGGAGTTCATCGAAGAACAGCGCCGGAAAACCGCGATCAACCAGAAGGTTGACGCCGTTGCCACCGTGCATAAGGACTTCGTGCCCCTGGTGAAATCCCAGGAATTCGATACATGGGCCATCAAGCAACCGGAACCCATCAAGCGATTGATCTCCTCAGATGACCCCGAGGATGTCATCGCCGCTATGGACATTTTCAAGGTTGCGCACCCGCACCTAAAGGCATCGCCCTCTCCGAGCGCGAGCACTGATGCGGGGAACCCCAGCACCGACAGCCCCGAGCAGGTTGCGCTCCGCAAGAAACGCGAAGCCCAGTCCCGCGCGGTCGAGTTGCCGGCGAATGGCGGAACCCTACCTCAACAACTTGACGAGGCCAGCGAGGACGCGCTGTGGCGACAAGCCGCCGCCGCTGCCGATAAGCGCCTGGCCGCACGGAGATAACCATGTCTGGAAATACCTACAGCAACGTCGGTCAACGCACGACCGTCTACGCACCGATTGAGTTCCTGGAAAACGCGCAGCCGCGCGCCATCCTGACCAATTTCGGCGTGACCAAACCCCTGCCGAAGAACAAGTCGGAAACGATGAAGTTCCGCCGCTCGGTCCCGTTCCCGGCGCTCACCACCGCCCTCACCGAAGGCGTCACGCCGACCTCGCGCACCATGCAGTTCGAGGACGTGTCGGTGACGATGCAAGAGTGGGGCGATCTGGTCGAGGCCACCGATCGCGTCCGCGAGCTGAATGAAGATCCCGTGGTGAAAGAAGCCACCAAGGAGCTTTCCAAGCAAGCGGTCAACACGATGGAAACCGTGATCTGGGGCGTCATCAAGGCCGGTTCCTCGGTGTTCTACGCCAACGGTACACAACGTACCGACGTGAATACCGCGCTGTCGCTGTCGAAGATCCGCTCGGCCATCGCCACCCTGGACGCGAACTACGCTTCGCCGGTCGAGGATATGGTGTCGCCGTCCGTGAACTACGGCACGACCCCGATCGAGCCGACCTACCTGGCTTTCGGTCACACCAACTTCAAGAACGACATCCGCAACCTGCCGGGTTTCGTGCCGGTCGCCGAGTATGGCCAGCACAAGCCGGTGTCGAAGTTCGAGTTCGGTTCGGTCGAAGAAGTCCGTTTCATCCTCTCGCCGCTGTTCTCCGCCTTCCTGGCTGGTGGCTCGTCCACCCTCAACGGAATGCAGAACAGTTCCTCCGCCGTGGACGTGTATCCGCTGGTCATCATCGGCCAGAACGCCTACGCGCAAGTGCCGCTCAAGGGTTCCAAGGCGGTCGAAATGTTCGTGCATAACACCGCCGACAAGTCCGACCCCCTGAACCAGCGCGACATGGTGGGCGCGAAGTACTGGTTCACCGCCGTTCGCCTCAACGACAACTGGATGACCCGCATCGAGTGCGGCGTGACCTCGTTGTAATCGCAGTAGCCCCGGTCCATTCGGGCCGGGGTAATCCATAGCCTCACGGGCTCTAAACGGAGAATCACATGCCTTCACTCGCAGATGTCCAAAGCCAAGCCGTCCGCACCTTGCTTGCCAATCGTTCGCTTTCCAAAGCAACGCTGGCGATCAACGCGGGCAGCGCGGCCACCATCAAGACCACGGGTACCAACTATTTCACGATCGACGGTATCCAGTACAGCTATGCGGCCCTTTCGGCGCAAGCTCTCGCGGCCGACGCCACCCAGCAAGCCCTCATTTCCGGGCAAGCCGGGTTCTACGTCCAGCCGATCAGCAAGACGGTGTACTACGTCATCGGCATCAACTCGTCCGGCACGGTCAAGTGCTTCCAAGGCACCTATACCGGTCAGACGTTCACCAACTTTGTCGGTCGCGCCGGCGACAGCCTGATCCCCGACATCGGCAACTCGTACTGCCCGATCGGCATGATCAAAGTGGTGACGGGCTCGGCGACGTTCACGCCGGCCACCACCGCGCTCGATGCCGCGAACATCACGTTCACGTTCTACGACCTGAGCGTGCTGCCGTCCACCGCGCCGTAATCGGTGTGACTTGTCTCAAGAGGGGCCAACTGCGGTTGGCCCTTTTTCTTTGCGCCGGTCCCTCGACCGCCGACCCCGCGCACGCCACATCCCCGTGCCCCTTGTTTACCCAGGCCGCGTAAGCCGCCAGCGAAAGGACTCACATGAAATCCGTTGTCACCGAAACGCAGACCAACAAGAAACGCGCGCAAGCCCGCGCGCTCACGCAGCCCAAGACGCTGCAGGAACTGGAAGCCGAGAAGCGCCTGGCGATCCAGCAGCAAATGCAGGAGGAAGCCGAACAACTCAAGCGTGACGAACTCCGTCACCTGGATGCAGATGGAAACATGCTGCATTACATGATCAATTTCGCCAAGACCAAGGAGAAACCCAGCCCGGTCTATGGCAACGTCAACGGCCACAAGTACGCGATCCCCCGCGGTGTGGATACCAAAGTGCCGTGGTTCGTGGTGGTCCATCACGCGAACAACCTCGAATCGACCTACGTTCCCGAAGCCTCGCCGGACGGCAAGCACATCACGCCGGCCGAAACGCAACAACTGGCCGAACACTTCAACGCGCGCCCGATCAATCCCGCGCCTAACGCCGAACTGCCCTACTAATGTCCAATCCCACCACATTTCTTGAGCTGGTCCAGAAGGTCCATCAGGAGTCCGGCCTTAGCTCGGGCTCCCGGCCCTCGACGGTCGTTTCACAGACGGGCTATGCCAAGAAAATTGTGGACTGGACCAACGATGCCTGGTTCGAGCTGCAGGGCATGTTCGAGACATGGCGCTTCATGCGAGTCTCGACCAGCGCCATCCTGACGGTGGGTTATCCGAATTACACGATTGCCTCGGCGCCTTTCGCGATCACCGACTTTGCCCGCTGGGATCTTGAGAGCTTCACCGTCAACACGGTGGGCGAACTCGATAAATCGCGCGTCACATGGAAAACCTACGACGAGTTCAAACAGTTGTACGAACTCGCCACGACCAATTCAGGACGCCCGACGATCTGGACGGCAGAGAGCGCCAGCACCATCCGCTTCAATGCCCTGCCGGACGTGGGGTATGAATGGAACGGCCGTTATTGGCGCGCGCCTTCCAACATGGCGGTTGACGCCGATGTGCCCACCAACCTGCCGAAACGGTTCTACATGCTGATCGTGTGGGGCGCCGTGCGCTCCATCGCCCTTGACCGCGGCACCAATGAGGTACTGGCGCGCGCCACCATACAGGAAGCCAAACTGCTGTCGCAGATGATGTCGTCCGAACTGGAAGTCCCGACTGAAACCAAAGTCTGCCCGATCTGCTAAATGCGCAAGCCCGATACCTACATCCTCGCCGGGGGATTGAACACCGAGGACGCACAGATCAAGCTGCGGCCGGGCGAGGTACGCCCCGGCAGTACCAACTTCGAGTGCGTGCAGGGCGGCGGATACCGTTTTGTCGATGGGTACGAACGCTTCGACGGCCGCGCCGCCAAGCCGTCGGCCACGGTCTACACCAACCTGCCGTTCACGGCCAACGGTAACACCACGCCGATCGCGGTGGGCGATGCGCTGGTGGGCAATACCTCGACGGCATCCTCGGTGGTGGTCAATGTGCAACTGCTCTCCGGCTCCTGGGCCGGCGGCGATGCGGCGGGGATTCTGGCGATTGTCGCGGCGACCCTGGCGTACACCGCGGGCGAAGTGATCAAAGTGGGGGGTAATGCGCGCGGCCTGGCGACGACGACCAACACCGTTATGCGGGCCAGCGATACCTATCACAAGCAATTCTTGCGGGCGGCGCAGGGGTATTACCGCAACCTGATTCAGAAGGTGCCGGGACAAGGCGCCATTCTCGGGGTGGTCAATATCACCGACGCCACCGAATCCCTGAATCGCGTCTATGCGTTTCGCAAGCAATCCCCGGGTACGGCGATCGAGTGCTACCTGTCCACGACGAGCGGCTGGTCCAAACTGGCCCTATGCCCTGTGTGGACGTTCACCAACGGCAGCGGCTCCGATGTGGTAGAGGGCACGACCCTCACGCAAGGCGCCAATACGGCGACAATACTTTCGGTATCCCTGACGAGCGGCAGTTTTGGCGCGGGTACGGCGGCGGGTTATATCGGCTATACGGATGGTACGCCTGGCGCGCTGGTGGCGGGTGCTGCGACGACCCCCGGCGGCGGCGTCACGCTGGGCGCAGGAAATTACAACGGTTTCGGCGTGGATACCGGCACGATGGGCTTCGTCACCCACAACTTCACCGGCGACTATCGCAAGCGCCGCATCTATGGGTATGGCGACTGGCTGAATCAGCCTTTTGAGATTCGCCCGATCCTGTCGCCCCTGGCCGATCACAGCACACCCATGTTCCTGAACGGCTCGCTGGGCGGATTCATCACCGGCATTGCCGAACACCTGGAGCGGTTGTGGTTGTGCAGTTCCGGTGGCTCGATCCAATACACCCCGGCCAACCTGCCGTATTCGTGGAGCGTGATTCTCGGCGCGGGCGAATTGGCACTGGGAGAACCGGCGACCAACATCAAGTCGCTGCGCTCGGACGCCCTGGCGGTAACGGGCCTGAATACCGTGCGCGTGTTGCTCGGCACGACGCTGGGCTCGTCGGACTTCCGCACGTTGCTGGATACCACCGGCGCCGCGCCACGGACCTTGAGCGAAGTCAACGGTGCCGCCATCGCCACCGACCGCATCGGCACTTACTTCCTCGAAGCCGCCCAGGAATTCGGCAACTTCAAGAAGAACGCCTTGAGCCGGAAGGTCGAGCGGCTGGTCGCCAAGCGCACCGCCGACATCAAGTTCGCGCTGGTGTGCAAGAACAAGAGCCAGTACCGGATTTTCTTCAACGACAAGACCGGGATCACGGCCACGTTCGACGGTACGAAAGTCATTGGCTGGTTCCCGTTCACCCTGAAACACCAGTTCACTTGCGGCTGGGTGGGCGAGGACGAGAACGGCGACGAAGTGATGTACGCCGGCACGGATGACGGCTATGTGATGCAGTTGGACATGGGTACGTCGTTCGACGGCGAAACCATCCCGCACACCCTGGCCCTGGCCTTTGCCAACCAAAATTCGGTGATGTGGGACAAGCAGTACTACACCATGCGCCCCGATGTGAAGTCCGAAGGTGGCCCCCTGTCGGTCGATCTGCATGTACAAGTGGATTACGGCGGCACCCGTGGGGATACGGTGTCAGGCACCGGTATCCCGGCGGCAAGCTCAGCCTATGGCGTGGGCGTCTACGGTGCCGCCTATTACGGCGCGGCCGTGGTGGGCGATGCGGTGTACGACCTGTCTGAAAACGGGTTCAACATCAGCCCCGTGTTTACCCATGTGGACGACATTGATCCGCCCGCGACCTTCGAGGCCAACACGATCGAATTCTCGGTCACGCGGCAGCGCAAGTGAGCATTCCGAGTCAAACCACGCCACTGATCAAGGTGGATGCGGCGGCGGCGGATCGTGTGTCGGCGGAGTGGTATGCCTACTTTCAGGCGCTATTGACCCCGGTGCTGCATGTCGATGTGACGCCAGTGGGAAACGTCGGCGGGGGGACGGACAACCTGATGTCCTACGACCTCCCGGCCAATACGCTGAATACGAACTTGAACGGGCTCCGCATTACTTGCTGGGGCAAGACCGCCAACAACGCCAACGCCAAGACACTGAATTTCCGCTTCGGTGCCGGCACGTTTCTCTCGGTGGGGCTCTCGATTAACTATGCCGCCAACTGGAAAGTGGAGGCGCGCATCATTCGTACCGCCGCCAATACGCAAGCGATCACCGTGGAAATGCTGAATATCGCCGGGGCGGTCATCAACGCCAATTCTGCTGACAACACCGGCAACGAAACCGACACGGCCGCGATCACGATCAAGTGTACCGCCTCCGGTACAGCCGATAACGATGTGACACAGATCGGGATGCTCGTTGAGCGCCTGACCCAAGGATAACCATGAGCGACGTAAAAGCCTATACCCAGTCCTACCCCGGCGTCGATGGGATTACCCTGCTTGCCAGCGATGCGAAGGATCAATTCACACTGATCCAGACCGCGCTTACCTTGGGCGACGGCAAAGCGAGCATTACCTACGGGACCAACTGGGCCGACGTTTCCTCGCAAACCCGCCTGCGCAAGATACTTGGCGGGAACATGGTGGTGCTGAATATGAATGTGGCGTGCAGCGGCGCGCCCGGCTCTCCCATTATTACTTTGCCCGCTGGCTATCGTCCTGCCGCCGTGGTCGATGGCGTACCGGCGGTCTGGTACGACTCATCGGCCGGTTACTACTACCCCGCGCTGGCGACCATCCTGACTAGCGGCGCAATTTCAATGGTGGTGATGAACGGTGCCGGCACGATTACCCCGGCGACCGGTGACGCCGCCAACCTTCATGTGATCTTTGGGACGAACTGATATGGCGATCATTGACGCAGTAAAGCCCGCGCCCACCAAGCCGCAACTCATCCAACAGGACGGCAACGACGGGACCGGCGGTGGTGATAGCATGGCGAGCATCCAAGGCGCCGCCCCCAAGCGCCCCGCCACGCCCGGATCGGGTATGCCCACACTGGACACCAGCCCGACGCCGCCTCCAGCCACCCCACCGGTCACACCCGGCACCTCGACCAACATCGCCACCCCCAATCCTGCTGCGCCAGCCGCCCCGAGCGGCATCGTCGGCGCTGCACAAGCCGGTCCGGCCGTCACCAACCCCGGCGACATCAAGCCGGTCATGGGTACGGTTTCCAGTGACTCCCTGATCGAAGATCGGCTCACACGCCTGCTCGGTTCGGACTCGCCCCTGATCGCTCGCGCCCGGCAGAAAGCCGCCGAAAACGCCACGGCGCGCGGCCTGCAGAATTCCACGATGGCCGTCCAAGCGGGCGAAGCCGCCGCGATCGACGCCGCCATGCCGATTGCCACGGGCGATGCCAACACCTACGCCCGCCAAGACCTGACCAATCAGGATGTGACCAACCAGTTCCTCGGCCAAGACAAGTCGTTCGCCGGCCAACGCCTGCTGGCGGGAGAAGATCGGGCCTTCCAGGGCAGCGAGAACCAAAAGACCCGCGACACGCAGACCAATATCGCCTCGATGAACGCCAACACCCAGGCGGGGATTGCCGCGAACGAACTGTCGGCGAAGTTGCAAATGGCCGGCATGGATGCGCAGACCCGCTTGCAGATCAGCCAAATGGGCATCGACGCCGCGACCCAGCAACAACTGGCCGGCCTCAACCAGAACTCGATGGTCAACTTCTCCAACGGCTTTGCGACCATTCAAGGCTCCAGCATGGAGCAGGATGCAAAGCTCAACGCGCTCAAGAACTACATGGCGATATGGGCCGGTTCCCCGTACCTGCCGGTGGGCATCAATCTCTCCGCACTTCCCAGCACCACGACCACCACCACGACGACGACCGGGAACAGCAAGGACACGACCACCCCATGATCCGCAAGGCGGTGATGGAGGATATGCCGAAACTGTTTGAACTCGGCAAGCGCATTCACGCCAAGAGCGCCGACGGCGACGTGAAACTGGACGAAGTGGCGACCAAGACCCGGGTGGCGGGCTTGATGATGTCCAGCAATGGCTTTGTCCTGGTGGACGAAGTGGACGGCGAGATCACCGGTTGCATCATCGGCCAGTGCGACGAGATTTTCTTTTCGCGGCAGAAGTACGCAATTCCGTTTGTCTCGTATGCCGAGCGGCGCGGCGCCTTTGTCTGGATGCACAAGCGGTTCATGCGCTGGGCGCTGCAACAGAAGATGGTGAAACAGGTGATTCTCGATACGTCGTTCGGTGGTCCCTTGGGACTGAAAACGGAAGCAATTTACGCCCGGCTCGGGTATGAGCGCGCAGGATCCACATTTATCGTGAGGGCATCATGTCCAAAGTCGTAAAAGGTATCCAGAAGGTTTTCAAAGCCGTGAACAACTTCCAGAAGAAGGTGCGCGCCAATAAGGTGGTGCGCGCGGTCCTGATCGCGGCGGCGGTTCTCTATACCGGCGGCTTGGCGGCAGGCGCCTTCGGTGGTACCGCAGCGGCCAGCACGGTCGCGGCGAGCCTCGCGGAAATCCCCATAGTGGGAGGGGTCGCCAGTTCGCTTGTCACGGCCGGCGCAACGGCGGGTGCCGCTGCAGCCGGGATTGTCTCGCAAGCTCTCGGTGGTGCCGGTACGGCCGCTGCGGATTCTGCCGCGCTGACCGCGGCCGATGGTGTGGCGGCAGGCGGTACGCTCACGGTAGACGGCGCAGGACTGGCCGCGACCGATGCCGCTACTGGCGCGGGCGCGATGGGCGGGGGTGCCGGTTCCACCGTTGCCGGGAATCTTGCCGCCGAATCGCTGGATGTGCCGGCCCTCGATGCGGCCGGCGGTGGCGTGAACGTCGGCAATCAGGCCGCGATGGGCACCTACCAGAATGCCGCCGGCGGGATCAATAGCGTCACCGCCGGTGATCCGAGCGCCTTCAACAGTCTCTCCACGGTACGCGGTGCCGCTCCCCCGTCCACCATGTCCAGCATCGTCCAGTGGGCGAAGGAGAATCCCGCGCTGGCCACAATGGCTGGTAACGCGGTGACAGGCATGGCCACCGCCGGCATCAACGCCTACGGCCAATCCCAGCAACTCGACCAGCAACAGCGACAGATCGACCAGAAGCGCGAGGACGAGATTCGCCGTGGTCAGGTTCCCGATATGTCCGGCGGTTTCTACAAGAAACCCACCGCTTCGGCGGGCATCATCAACTCGATCAAGGGGCGGTAATGAATCCCAACATGAAACCGATGATGGAACAGGGCGAACCCGCCGGTGATCCGACGACCCCGGACAACACGCCCGCCCACGAAAACGCCGAGCCGGCTTCCCTCGAAAACCAGGAGGGCAGCGAGGAAGATCAAGGTGGTGGATCGTCCAACGTCACCCCGCAGGAACAGGCCATCTACGATACCGTCGTCAAGGCCGCGCTGGACATGATCTACACCAACGGTAATTCGTTCCAGCAAATCCTCGCCAAGATCAAGGGCGAGGCGCAGGGCCAGGGGCTCGCTTTCGCCATTGGTCACACCGCCGCGATGATCATGCGCTCGATCGTCACGGGCGCCCGTCAACAGGGCAAGGACGTACCCCAAGACATTCTGTTACCGGCCGGTCAGGAAGTGGTGTCCGAGCTGGTCGATGTGTGCGTGCGCGCGGGACTGGCCAAGCCCTCCGACGAGGAACAACTGAATGCCGAAGCCACCATGAACGGCGTGCAGGAATACGGCAAAGCCCAGCAGAACGCCGGGGAGCTGACGCCCGACGATCAGGCGCAGGCCCAGCAGGAATTCTCGCAACTCCAACAAGGCGGTCAACCGCAACCGGATCAGTCCGGCTCGGTGGTGGCCGCAGCCAAGGGAGCGTAAACAAATGAACTGGGGCGGCATTGTTGGATCGGCCATCGCGGGCGGCTTTGCTGGGGCCGGTGCGGGCCTGGCGCAAGTCGGCAAGGATCAAACCAAACTGAATGAGGATCAGGCGCGCATGTCCTGGCAGGAAGCCAAGGAAATGCGGCTCAAGGAGCTCGACCAGAACTACAAGATCGCCGACGAGCAACGGGGTGAAGCGAATGCCGCCCGCCGCGCCAGCGACATCAACACCGGCGCCGATGCGATCTTGGCGCAACAGCGCGCCACGGCGATCCCCGCCAAATTCGGTGGTCAAACACCCGCCGAATTCGATGCGCCTGGCGGTTCACTCCCGAACGAGCAGGCAATGGTCGCGCCGACCGAGGCCGACAAGATGCGCGCCCGCGAACAGTACGCCCAAAGCAAGGGCTACACCGCCGAAGCCTCCGCGGCCCGTCAATCCCTCGATACCGAACGCCGTTTCAAGGCCGACGAAAACAAGAATACGCACGACATGGCGATGGACGAACGTCGCCAGAAATACTACGAGGAATTACTGGCACATCAGAAGGTGATGGAAACCAACGCCAACTCTCGCGCGCAACAAGCCAGTGAAGCCGCCATGCGTCAGGCGACGACCGAAGCCCTGAAAGGTGCGCAAGCCTTGCACAAGGACAAGGTGAACGAACTCAAGAACCTGGCCAATGACCCCAGCATCGACCCGAAAGATATGCCGGCGGCGAAGCAAGCCCTCACGGCGACCATCGGACGGCTGGAACAGGAAATGCAGAACTACCGCAACGGGCTGGCCGGCAAGGGTTACGCCATGCCGCCACAGTACGGCGGTTCCGGTGCGCCGAGTGCGGCCGATTTTGTGAAAAAACCCGCTGGCGGCGCACCCGCCGCCGGTGCTGCACCCCCGCCGCCTGGACCGGATACCGGCGATATGGTGCGCGCCCAGTTGGATGCCAACGACTTCAACAGTAAAACCTATGCCGAGCGCGTGGCCGACAAATCCAAGTCGATTGTCGGCTCTGCACAGGACCAGAACTTGACCGACCTCGAAACCCGCATCAAGGCCGCGCTGCGCGCCGGCCGTGCCGCGGAAGCCAACGCGCTGCAAGCGCAATACAACGCCCTGAAAACCTCTAAATACGGCGGTTGAGAATGCCTGATCTGTCATACGGCGCCCTGAATCCGGGCGAGTCGGACCAGTTGGACGAACTTCGCCGTCAGGGTGTCCCGTTTACGGCCGAAAAAGGCCCGGATGGGAAACTGGCGATCACGAAATTGCCGACGATCTCGCTGAATGACTACGATTGGGACGCCGCGCGCAAGGCCGGGGTGCCGGATCGGGATATTCTCGATTTTCTGCACAACAGCGGGGCACTTTCGGGCTACGATCTGCCGGCCGCGCGCAAAGCCGGCGTATCCGACGCAGAAATTGCCGACTTTCTCCATCCCGCCCCGAAGCCACAGACCGATCAGGGCGACTTTTGGCGCGGCGCCAAGGTCGCCTTCCAGCAACTCCCCCAACTCGGGTACGGTGTCGCCGCCGGCGTGGCCGCAGCGGGCGAATCAGCGACGGGCGAGGGTGGGTTAGCGACCGGCCTCAAGAACTGGGCCATCAAGGGCTACAAGGAGTGGGGCGACAAGATCGAATCCAACTCCAAACCGTCCGACTCGTTCACCTACTCGTTCGATGAGGCCAAAAAAGGTAACATCGGGGCGCTGGTGGACTGGCTGCAGTACGGATTGGGTTATGCCGGTGGACAGGCGGTGCAAATGCTGGTGACGGCCGGTGTCGGCTCGCTCGCCGCGAAGGCCACCATCGGCACCAGCGCCCGGGTACTCGCGGAGGGCATGATCTCGAAGGAAGCCGCCCGGATTGCCGCCACGGATGCCGCGAAAACGCTGACCGCCGAGGAAATCGGCAAGATCGCCACCGCCAATGTGGCCTCGAAGATCGGCGAAACCGCCGCCATTGGGGCAATGGCGTTCGGCCAAGAGGGCGGGGAAATCTTCGGTGATCTGACGCAACAGAATCAGGGCCGCGCGCTATCCGGGGCGGAACTGGCGAAAGCCTTTGGCGCTACGCTCGCGGCCGGCGGACTGGAATTTGTCGGCGACAAGCTCGGGCTGGACCTGTTGACCGGCAAACTTAATGTGATCGGCGGGAAAGCCGGACGCATCGTTCGTGGCGCAGCCGGTGCGGCCGTGGCGGCTCCCGTGGAAGGCGGTACGGAGTATTTCCAGACCGGCCTCGAGGAATACGGCAAGGGCAACGAGCAGAACATCCTGCCGTTCAACCAATCCGCGAAAGCACAGGCGGGCGCCTGGGATGCCGCTGCGCTCGGTACGGTAGGTGGCGTGGCAATGGGCGGTGTCGGTGGCGCGATCCATACCCCCACCGCCGCCGAAACCAAACTGACCGGCGACCCCAAGCGCGATGTGGACAACATCAACGCCGCCCCCGTCACCCCGATTATCACGCCCGAAGATGCGCAGCACATCGTTTCACATGGAACATTAAACCCCAGCACTGGCGCGGCTTCCGAGCCATTATTGGCTGGAAACCCGCAGCCCGCCGACAGCGAGACTTTCGCGCCCCCGTTGCCCGAGAGTGCGGCCGCGCCCGCTGTTGCAAGCATCCCGACGGAAAACGTAGCGCCATCAACCACTTCCGTGCAGGAGTCGACGACTGAACCGACCGCAATGCAGCTTGCCATGCAACGCGCTGTTCAGAAAAAGGGCGTGTCCACGGAACGTGGACAAGCGCCAAATGTGAACAAGAATGGTGTATCCTCTGCCGATGGACAGAAAACAAACGTGGCCTCCGGGCCAAGCATCACGCCCAGCGTACAAAGCGGAACAAGCCAGAATCAATCGGGAAATGCGCAAATTGCTGGACGGGCAGATAACGTCAATGCAAGTGCGTCTGCCGTTGATCGGACGGTTCCACCCGCCGCTCCCGAAGTAAATGCGCAAACCCCCGCCAAGACCCAAGAAACTCCCGCGCCACCTAAGAGTGCTGGCGTGGCTCAAGAACGCCGCACCACCCCCCGCAGCAACTACAACCCCGAAGTAACCCAAGCCTTTCAGCATGCGCGTCAACTCCAAGACGCCGCCAAGACCCCCGAAGAATTCGCCGCCGCCGACAAGGCGATGAACGATGCCGAGGACTTGCGCGAAGCCAGCCTCAAACCCCAAACCCCGAAGTTCACCGATTACCAGAGCAAGAAAGGCGAGATTCGCCAGTTCAAATCCGCCAAGCAGGCGACGCTATTCGCCCAAAGCCAGAAGATCCGCGGGTTCACACCGAGGGAGTCTGACGGGGCTTGGGTACTCTCCAAACCCTACCGCGAGCGCACCGCCGCCCAAAAGGCCAACGACGCCCGCCTGAAAGCCAAGAGCGAGCCGATCGACATCCTGCGGGATGACATGCTGCAAGCCTTACGGAAAGGCGGTGGCCTGGACATCAACGATGCGATCGCCAACGGCATCGACCCCAAGGACATCGAGAAAGCGAATCAGGGCGGATTCCGAAAGCTGTTCCACAAGAACGGCATGAGCATGGATGCCGCGCGGGAGTTTCTGGCCCAGGGCGAGGAAAACGCCGGTTATCTCGACCCGCAACTGAAAGAGGACTTGTCGCACTTTGTCGAGCGCCTGACGGATTCCGTGAACGGCACGGCCACCTACCACTCGTTCGCCGGCCAGGAATACCGGAACCGGATGAGCCAAGAGGCGCGCGACCTCGCCGACCAGAAAGCCGCCCAGCAACTAAACCCCGATGATCTGGATGAATTCGACACCCTGAGCAAGCAATCCCAAGCCAGAGTAGAATCGACGTGGGATAGTTTCCGCGACGAGCTGGGCGAGGACATCCACGGCAAAGCGGCCAGTGACGAACTGAGTGCCGCAGAACAGGAACACATCAATGAATTCGCAGACCGAGAAGCACAGCAAGAAGCCGATGCCCAAGACCGCGAAAGAGGCGCTGTTGCGTCTGCCGAAAACGCGCAAGAAGTTCAACGCGCTCAATCCACAGGAACAGACGGTCGCACTCAAGGGTATGCAGCGGATGCTCGATCAGAGCCGGTAGCGCGTACTGATAGGATTGGAAGCGCCAGCCAAGAAACCCCGCTGGCCAAGTACCTTGCCGAATCCCCCGAGGACCGCAACAAACTCGCCAGCAACATCACGTTCCGCGCGAAAGACGGAAAGCCGATCACCGGCTCACTCTCCAGTCAGATCGAGGCGGTTATCAATGAGGGCTATCGCGTAGTCCTGACAAAATCCGGCCCGGCGCTGGTCGATAGCGAAATGGCTGGGTACAACGAGCGCGACATCACCCCGGCGGGAATGCGCTACGCGAATTGGCTCACTTCACAAAAACCTGTCGCTGCCAACGACACATCCCAAGAACGTGTCGCCGAAACGCCGAAAAGCGAACAGATCACCCCACAGGGTAAGTTTGCCAACGCCACCGACAAGATCAATGGCGAAATTGCCAAACTGGAGGCCGAGCGCACCGATTGGACCAACCGCACCTATAAGCGTAACGCCCAACAAGTAGAGTTTCGTGGTGACGGCCCCGCGCGCCATGAGTCCATGAGCGTAGGCGCCATCAACGAAAATCGCCGTCGGAAAACAATCGAGTCCCTTGGACAACAGATTGCCTCCCTGAAAAAGTTTGCCGCCGATCTGGCAAGCGATCCTTCCGCGGCAATGGCGAAAGTGACCAAGGCGGTTGATTGGGCGAATTCCGATGAGGGAAAGATTCAGGTATCCGGCATCCGCGACAAGAACGGCGACCGTATTACCCTGTCCGATGATGAACGCGCGGCGCACTACATCGCCAGCATGGTACTCAATTCCAACGCAGTAGGACCGGCCAGCCGCGCCATTCTAAGTGCGTATCGAGACTGGCAATCACCAGCCGCCACCCCACAGACGCCCTCAACCGAGGGCGTTTCAACATCCGGTGAAAGCGCCAATTCCACTGAAACACCCCACCCCCTCCAAGCCGCTGTAGACGCTCTCAAAGCGGCAACAAATGTTCTCGAACTAGCTACACAAACCCCAGCCGAACTCCAAGCCAAGAAAGACGCCGAAGAAAAAGCAGCGAAGGAGAAGGCGGATGCCAACGCTAAACAAGCCGCCCAGGACGCCAAAGACAACGAGAAAGCCTACGTCAAGAATCGCAACGAACAGGCGGCAGACAATTTCCAGCTGGGGCAATCGGCAGAAGATAACCTGAGCGGGCAGGGGGGATTGTTTTCGCGGAAAGCGGCCGATCAGGAAACGCGATTAGCGAACTTCAAGGCATGGAGTCACGACGCCCCGCTGGTGCCCGCCGGCCAGGGAATGAACTACGACTTCAAAACCGGCCAAAAGGTGGTGGTCGAGGCGTTCCACGGCACCGGTAGACCGGACCGTGTGGGCAATATCTTCAAGCGTTCACGCGCTACCAGCGGGCCGATGGCATTCTTCACCAACACGCCGGAACTCGGCGCCAGCTACGCCGAAGGCAAGCAGGACACCAGCCTTGCCAATGAAGATCAGAACTACGAAAACTGGTTCAAGTTCAAAGCCAAGGGTGAACGGAGTAGCCGCACCATTGACCGCGCCTGGTACGCCCTGACGCCGGAACAACGCGCGAAGATCAGCGCCTTAGCGCCCCGCGTGATGTTTGATGAGGAAGGCGATCAGGTGGTGTTGGGGCCGGAGGATCACACCAGCGGCACGG